ATCTGGCAACGGTACGGAACGCCGAACTACATCCCCGACCAACACGGTTGTGCCGCTTGGTAGAAAAATCCCTGCGGAATACAGTGCCCCCACACTGTATTGTGGTACGCTTCACTCGTGCCAAAAGGTGTCTACCCACACACTCATATCAAGCCAAAGGTTTATCCGCAGGCGATGGTTGAGGCAGTGAAAAACTTGTACTACGACAAGCAAATGTCGCAAGTAGAGGTAGCGCAGGAACTCGGCGTGACCAACAAAGTGATTTGGAAGTTGATGGTGAACCACCAACTTGCCACTCGTCCACAGGTCAAGCGGAACCAGTTTGGTACAAACAACACTTCTTGGCGTGGTGATAACGCTAGATACGAAGCCCTGCACGTAAGGGTAAATGTTTCTAGGGGTAAGCCCAAGTTGTGTGTCCGTTGTGGTGAAACCGACCCTGCCGCAAGGTACGAGTGGGCAAATCTCACGGGCGAATACACAAATGTAAACGATTATGAGCGTATGTGCGTGGCTTGTCACCGCAAGTTTGATGCAAAACGCCGTTTGGAAACCGGCGAGCGAACCTCGCCAACTAGGGGAGGTGATGCCCAATGCCCGACAAACAACAACTAACAGCAGTATCCTTGTTTGCGGGTGTCTAGGTCGGTGGTTTCGATTTAGCCCTTGAACGACAAGGCGTGAAGGTCGTTGCTGCGGTGGAAATAGATAAGAACGCCAGAGGTGTCCTTGCCCATCGCTTTCCAAATAGCACACTCTTTCCCGATGTTACGGAGGTAACAGGTGAGCAACTTATTTCAGCCGGCTTTGTTCCCGAACGAGGCATTATCACAGGAGGCTTCCCCTGCCAAGACCTCTCCGTTGCTGGAAAACGGGCCGGACTGGCTGGCAAGCGTAGTGGCCTCTTTTGGCAAATCGCTCGCCTCATTGACGAACTCACGCCGCAATACTTCATCCTCGAAAATGTTCCCGGTCTATTGTCCTCAAACGGAGGAGGAGACTTTGGAGCCGTCTTACGGGCGCTGGTTGAGCGCGGGTACGGGGTCAGTTACCGAGTTTTGGACGCTCAACACTTTGGAGTACCACAACGCAGACGGCGCGTGTTCATTGTCGGCAGTTTTGGAGACACCGGGGCCACAACTAGTGAAATACTCGCTCTCACCGAGGGCTTGTCGGGGCATCTTGAACAGAGCATTGAGAAGGGGAAAAACCCTTCCACCACTTCTAAACGCCGCACTCGAAGCGGTAGCGGAGAAGGAAGCGGCGTAGATGCCAACGATGTAGTTGTTGGTCCGCTAACAGCAACAGGTATGTCTCGCGCTAGAGGCACAGAAACAGTTGAGAGTAATCACCTCGCTATGGAACAATCCCCTGTCCTCGCCTTTAGTGGCGGTCAGTCATCAGGCTCATACGGCTTGGCTATTGACGACAATGTTGCCCCACCGCTTCGTGCTTGTGGTGGAAACAACTCAATGGCAACGATTATGGTTCCCGACCTTGACACAGGGCCGATTTTCTTTGATAGTGCCACACACGGCGATGGCGCTCGTATTGCTGAAAAGACCATCCCGACCTTGACTTCCCGTATGGGAACAGGTGGAAACAACACGCCACTCGTTGCTTACGCCGACCCTATTGGGTTTAGCCACACCCAAGGGCTAAGCGCCCAAGCCTCTACCAGTGCGTTCCCCACGCTTCGTAGTGGTGGCGCTGGTCACGCAGTAATGGAACTCACGCCTCTCGTGGCTTATGCCGGCCCCGTAATCGGTATTGACCAAGAACTCAATGCCCGTGAGGACTTGATGGGAACGCTACAAGCCGGTGCTGATAGCGGCACACGGATGCAAGCAGTTGCCTACTCGGTTCGTGAGGATGCCCAGAGCGACACTTTCAGCGCCACGGAACTCACGGCGGTCAATGCCCTACAAGCCCACCAGCCTTCAGTACAGAGCCACCACGCCCAGACCTTTATCGTTGAGCCAGCCATTTTCCCTATCCAAGATGGGCGCGAGATGGACCACAAGCAGAACGGCCTCGGAGTGGGTAGTGAAAACGACCCCGCTTACACGCTGCTTGCCACAGGCGGCCAAAGTGTCGCGCTCGCCTTTGAGCCGGGTGCTATGAGCCGACTTCCAAACCGTCGCTTGGAAAGCGTTACGCAGACCCTTCGCGCCCACGCAGGAGATAATCAGCAAGCCGTTCTTATTACCGATGACCCCACGGCGTTCCCATTGGACTTGCGAAATGCCACCCGTGACCCAGAGAAGTTGGATGCACAGAACCGACAAGGAGTAGGCGTAGGTGGTGAAAACGACCCCAGCCCAACCCTTACCTCGGCTTCAGTTCACGGCGTAGCAGTCTCTTACGATGGCTACAACCAGAGCGTTGAGGTGGAAACTTATCGTTCCCTTCGCACCGGCAGAGACAGTTCAGACTTCGTGGCAACCCTGTCAACCGACAATGTGGTTTCACCAACCCTCACGGCTTACAATATGGATAGCCGTTCGCCCCAGAGCGAGGAAAGCCAGCGTATCGTTGGTACGGTTCACGCAGTCACCTCAACCGTTCGCCGCCTAACGCCGATGGAGTGTGAGCGCCTTCAAGGATTTGACGATAACTGGACAGCCTTCCGCATTGACGAAAAGAAGGGCTTAGTTCCCCAAGCCGATGCACCTCGCTACAAGCAGATGGGCAACGCCGTTGCTGTTCCGGTAGTGGAGTGGATAGTCAAGCGGCTCGTAGAGGTGGATAGAGCCTGTGCCTAATGCTCGTATCCTCATTGGCGATGCTCGCAAGAGACTTGCTGAAATCCCAGAAGGTTCAGTTCGCTGCGTAGTCACTTCCCCGCCCTATTTTGGATTACGGGATTACGGCACAGCCGACTACGAGGGTGGCGACCCAGCCTGCGAACACACTATTTCAGCGGCAGATGCAGACGGCAAGGCGGTCTTTACCGAGCGTGTTTCCCGTGGTGACAGAACCATCTGTATCAAGTGCGGGGCAACCCGTGTGGACAGCCAGATAGGTTTGGAACAAACCCCCGAAGCGTATGTTAGTGAAATGGTTGCTCTGTTCCGCGAGGTCTGGCGCGTATTGGCCGATGACGGAACGCTCTGGCTCAACATTGGAGACAGTTATGCGATGTCCTCAATGCGTGGGGAAAATAGCGAGTTCAAGGGCAATGGGGTGAAACAGACCGCCGCCATAAATGGTGCGGTCAGACTTGGTAAGCGTGAAATACCAGCAGGTCTGAAGCCCAAAGACCTAATGGGTATCCCGTGGCGTGTCGCACTTGCCCTTCAGCAAGACGGTTGGTATTTGCGAAGTGACATCATCTGGGCCAAGCCGAACCCGATGCCAGAGAGCGTTCGTGACCGACCAACAAAATCGCACGAGTATCTGTTCCTTCTCACCAAATCACCAAAGTATTACTACAACTCCGAAGCAATCAAAGAGCCTGCCCTCACACCACCTACGACTGGCAGGGTCATTCCATATTCGGCTCACACTCAAACAGGCGGAATAGCAACACAAAATCTCGGAACCTCTATGCCAGATGGCAAGCGCAACAAGCGTTCAGTTTGGACTATCAACACCAAGCCGTTCAAGGGCGCACACTTTGCCGTGATGCCAGAAGCACTTGTTGAGCCGTGTGTGTTGGCAGGTTCAGCACAAGGAGATACTGTCCTTGACCCATTTACGGGAAGTGGCACAGTAGCCGTAGTTGCCCTACGACACGGCAGGAACTTTATCGGCACAGAACTCAACCCCGAATATGGTGAAATCGCCTACAACCGCATTACTGGCGACCAACCCCTAATGAACCAAGTCGTGCTGGATTTCAGCACCGAGACAAAGGAAGCAGTATGACCCACCTCAACCCCGCAGCCCCAAAATGGAAGCAATGGCGAGCCGACTACTACGGAACAAAGCCTGTCCTGAACCCCCACGGCAAGCGGTCTGTCCACAAGGTCAAGGCCCACACCGAACCGCAGCCTGTTGCTGAAATCCAAAAGCCGAGCCGCTTCGGGAAGTTCTTTGGTCGTGGCTGAACCAGCCGAAGGCGAAAAGCGGCTAGTTGGTTTGGAAATCGGCCCGCAGTTCACGGCAAAGGTTTACGAGGAAGCCGACTACTCGTTCCACGTTGTTTTCACTAGCGAGGACTTTGGTAGTCTGTCCGAAGCCCAAAACTTCATTGAGGCCGTGAGCAGAGGACTACAAAATGGCTAAGTGCGCCAACACCAAACACCGATGGGTCTTGATGACAATGAACGGCAAGACCGTGTATGTCTATTGCGACGCCTGTGGTGAAAAGTTTCCCTTCGGCGTAGAACAGAGTGGCGCTCGTTTCACGGGCAAACTCCCGACAAAGTATATGGTGGACTAATGGTACGGAAACCCGAACTCAAAGACCAAATCAAGGTAAATCAGCAGACCATCAACGCCCTTGTGCGCCAGAACGACCTACTAATGGCGGCTGGCAACGAGCAGCGTGAGATGCTTGCTGAAATGAAGCAACAGTTGGCGATGTATGAGACAGCGTTCCATAACGCCGCTGGACGACTTGCGGCTCACAATGGGATTTCAGCAGACGAGGTAGGCGATTATGCCCTTGACCTTCTGCGCTCAATAGTTCTGTCCGAGGTTCAGTAGTTCTCGCGCCCTTGGCAGAAACATACCGTTTTCGGGATACTTTTGACACGGCATACCTTTACATTTTTACATAAACGGGGTTTTCCGGCTTACTGCTTTACATAAACCCACCCATTTCCACCTCTGGGGGTAGGCTCTCCCTATGACCGAACTTGACGAGTTGTGCTTGGCGTGTGGTGCTGCTATTGAGGAAGCCGGTGGTGTACTCATCCATACTCGCACTCGCGCCAAAGCCTGTGACCTTGATGACCCCTCTAGCCTGATGGCTCAAAGGAAATAGTTGCATTACGGGTCTGTTTTGGAATAGCATTGGTCCAACCTAGTGAAAAAGGATGGCTGTGCTTCTCAACGGAAACAACCACACAACCCGAACAGGGAACGATGTTGTGCGCTACATCTCGTGGCATTGGAAGCAGTTGGGCTATCCACCCTCTATTAGAGCCATTGGTAAGGCTGTCGGTATTTCCAGCACCTCAACAATGCAGCAAGTCCTGAAGGATTTGGAACGGCAGGGCAAGATAACCCGTGACCCCTACCACCGAAGCGTGAAAGTGGTGAACGGCAGGACCCCTGAAGTCTGCGAACACGACTGGCGAACCCTAGATACAAGTGGTGAAATCATCAAAGTCATCTGCGTGGCCTGTTTCCGTGAAACCGAGTTTGAGTTTCACCCCGACCCTGAACAACCCTCAACTTGGCTACGATTTATGGGTCAAGGGCAGTAAAGCAACTAGGGTGTGATAACATCATTACAGCAACCCCCCTACACAAGGAGTGGCATTATGACCGTAGAAACACTAGATGAGTTGGTGGAACGTATTCATATGGCATTGGTTCACGATGCCTACGAAACGAACGACATCACCTCTCTTATCCACAAGGTTCTTAGCCAGCGCGACAGGATTACCGAGTTAGCAGCCGACAACCAGCGCCTTACCGAGGCTTTGGAAGTTGCTGGAAAGCACATTGAGAACTTGGAAGCCGTTGAGCCGATGACCCACCTGCTTCAGTACACCGAGGGTAGCAACTGATGTTTTTCAGCAAGCGTCTGAAGTGGTCAGACCTTGACGATTTTGGACAGCGTGAGGCGAAGGACAACCCTTACACCTATGTCGCTTGGCAGGGCAAGGAATACGGCGAACTGCGGATTATCCGTCGCGGCAACGAAGGCGGGATACTCGTTCCTATGCACGATTTCAGTATCTACACCCGTGACCTAGAGGCGGCGGTGCAACTTGCCGAGAAGGTCAACAAGGCGTTCCGCAAGTCACGGGAATACAACAAGTTCCAAGTTCTTTTCTAATCCTTGCCTTTGTCTCATAGGTTTGGTAGGCTGTCCTAATGGCATCTACCCCTGTTTATCTCGGCCCTAAGCCTGATGGCGTATCACCAAGCCGAGTAAATCAGATAGAGACTTGCCCTCGGCAATACCAATACAGTTCGGTGGAAAAACTGACCGAAACCAAGAAAATGGCTACCTATCGGGGAACTGTGTTCCACGCCATTTTGGAAACCGTATTCCTACGGACTGCTGAAACCCCTGAACTCCGCACCGTTGATTACACGCTAGATGTGATGCGTGAGATGTTGCCTGAACTCGTAAGTGACGAAATCGCCGCTGAAATGGAACTTGACGAAGTGGGTCGGCAAGTGCTTACCCGTGACCTCGCCAAGTACATCCGCACCTACTTCACAATGGAAAACCCTGCTGAAATCAAGAGCGAAGGCATTGAAATACGGCTGGACTTGGATATGGGGGGCTTTGGACTTCGGGGCATCCTTGACCGCCTAGACCGTGACGATGCTGGAAACCTTATTATCGTGGACTACAAGACCGGCAAGGTTCCGCAGGATAAGTACAAGGCTTCAGCACTTCTGCCTTCCAAAATCTACGCCTACCTGTGTGAGCAGGTTCTAGGGGAACGCCCCACCCAAATCCGCTTACTCTATGTTCAGTTCGGCAAGACCCTCGTGGTCGATGTGACCGATGCTGATGTTGCCTACGCCGAGAAGCGTGTGCGAGAAGCGTGGGAAAAGATAGACGGTTGGTATGAGGATGGCTACTTCCCACCCGTTCGCAACAACCTCTGCGACAAGTGGTGTTCGTTCCGCAACATCTGTCCTCTCTACTCAACGGCTGACGACTACCCGTTCTAGTCGTTCCAAAACAGGCTGCCTGACAGCCTCACTCTCTCAATGACGGTTTAGTGCTGAAAAGCATTTGACACTTGACACACAGAAAAGTGGTTCTACGCTTTGTCTTGTCAAGACCAACGGGGTAATACTCGTTGGTGAAAGTCGTAAGGAGAACGAGTGGCACGCAAACTAGTGAAACTCAACATCAAGGAGACATCGGGTGTAGACCACCCGGCGCACCTCACTGAAGGTTGGGTAGTAATGAAGTCTGCCTCTCTCTCCGATGTGACTGCGGTTCTTGACGAACTGCGCCCCAGCGATGAAGTATCCGCCGCCGAACCTACCGTTGAGACAACGGAAGCACAGGTTGTGGATAGTGAAATCGTTGAGGCAACCAAGTCGGTATCCACCGATGAGGTAATCACAACCACCGTTTCCAAGGAGGAAACTATGTCTAACACTTCCGAAATGGCGGCTGAAGTCGTCATTATCCCGGAGGCTGCTAGCGAGGCTGACATCATCAAGGCAATGCCTGCGGCTATCCGCAAGATGCTGGACGAGGCATCGGCTAACGCCGACGCTGCGCTCCGCAAGGCTGCCGCGAGTGAGCAGGCCCTCATTGCCGAGCGTGACGCTCGTGCCGATGAGGCTGCTGTCATCAAGGCTTCGCAGTGGTCCTTCCTAAACATCGACCCATCCATTGTCGGCCCAGCGCTTCGTCGCCTTGCCGAGACTGACGGCGTTCTCGCCAATGAGGTCGTAAAGGCTTTGGACAGCGCGAACGAGATTTCCGCTACCAACGCAGTATTCACTGAAGTCGGTTCAGAAGCCCCTGTTGCTGCTGACGACGCTTTCAGCAAGATGGAAAGCCTTGCCAAGTCACTCGTGGCTGACGGCGTTGCTCCTTCTTTCGAGAGCGCTCTGATGTCAGTTGCCCAGAGCAACCCCGACCTCTACACCCAGTACATCTCTGAAAAGGCAGGTCGCTAATGGCTTGGGAACAGAACCCATATGCAGTAAAGATTTCACTCGTCGCTGGTGAGGACCTGTCCAACTCGCAGTTCCGCTTTGTGAAGTTGAGCAGCAGTCTCATCACCGGACAGACCACGCCTTCGTGCGTCGCTGTTGGTGCTTCTACTGACTACGCCATCGGCATCCTTCAGAACGCCCCCGAAAAGGTTGCTACGGGTGTGAACGCATCGGGTGCCACCCTGTACAACTACGGCGAAGCCGAAGTTACTATTTCGGGTATCTGCAAGGTTGCTTCTGGTGCTACCGCTGGTGCGGCGATTTCCATTGGAAGCCGTATCTCCGTTGACAGCGTCGGACGCGCTATTGCCGTGACCGCCATTGGAACCACGGCTGTCAAGGGTAGTTACATCTACGGAACCGCTTTGTCGGCTTCATCCGCAACCTCAGACATCATCACGATGGTGGTTTCCACTACCGCTGCTGTCCTCGCCGCAGTTTAGTCAAGAAAGGACTAGAAAATGCCACAACCATCAGTAAACAATGTTCACATTGACGCTATCTTGACTAACATCTCGGTTGCTTACTTGCAGAACACCAACAACTTCATCGCAGACAAGGTTTTCCCTGTCGTACCCGTAGATAAGAAGTCCAACATCTACTTCAAGTACACCAAGGACGACTGGTTCCGTGACGAAGCACAGCGTCGCGCTGACGGAACCCCTTCGGCTGGTTCCGGCTACGGCTTGACCACCGACAACTACCTTGCGGACGTGTATGCGTTCCACAAGGACATCGGTGACCAGACCCGCGCTAACGCTGACAACCCCCTCAACCCAGATATGGAAGCCACGCAGTTTGTTACGCAGCGTTTGCTTCTCCGTCGTGAAGTGCAGTGGGCTTCGGACTACTTCACCAACAACATTTGGGGAACCACCATCACTGGTGTGACCGCAGGTGGAGCCACGGCAGCAACCAACGCGACCAAGTGGTCGGACTACGCTGTATCGGGTACCTACAACAACGGTTACTCAAACCCCATCGCAGACATTGAGTTGGGTAAGACCACCGTGCTTCAGAACACCGGATTTGAGCCGAACACGCTCGTTCTCTCGTACTCGGTGTTTCAGAAGTTGAAGGCTCACCCTTTGCTGGTTGACCGCTACAAGTACACGCAGGCTGGCGCTATCGTCACCGAGGACCTTCTTGCCGCATTGTTCGGCATTGACCGTGTTCTCGTTGCGAAGGCTGTCAAGAACACCGCCAACGAAGGTGCAACGGGTACTTACTCGTACACCGTCGGTGACAACGCTCTGCTCTGCTACGTTGCTCCAAACCCCGGTCTTATGACCCCCTCGGCTGGTTACACCTTTATGTGGACCGGCGTTTCGGGTGGTCTTGGAACGACCGTCGGTGTTTCACGCTTCCGTATGGAGGAGTTGAAGGCCGACCGTGTTGAAGGCGAAATCGCTTTCGACAACAAGGTTGTTGCTTCTGACCTCGGTTACTTCTGGTACAACATCATCTAAGCCAGAAGTTCCACTAGTGAAATCCCCTCGGCCTTCGGGTCGGGGGGGTTTTGCTTTTTGCGGCAGTAGTGGTGATACGCTACCTATATGACTGAAGCCCCTTTTACCCACATCGTTATTCGCCCTATTCCATCAGGGTCGGATACCTTTACTGACATTGGCACACTTATCATTGGTGGTGAAATCCCGAAAGCCAACCTTGATGCACTTGTGGGTTCGGGGTACATTGCACCCCTTACGCCAGAGGACTTTGAGAAATACAACGCCCCTGCTGTGGTGGAAACCGTCAAGTCAGATGAAGTTGTAGAGACTGAACCAAAGCCTGTTGTTGCGAAGGCAACGCCCGCCAAATCACCTGCCAAGAAACCAGCCGCGAAGCCCGTAAAGAAGTCAAGCACAAAGTAAGCCTTATTGCGCGTAGTGAGTGATACCATTTCACTATGTCGCTAAAGGATGCCGAGCAACGCTTGGAACAAGTCTTTACCTGTAAGTTCGTAGATTTCTACGAAGGGTTGGACAAGTCGGATAAAACCACTTTCACCTCTTGGGTTGAGGCTGCTCGCCCCGCAGGTTGGATTTCCCGTGTTGTAACCGCAGACGGGAAACACCTCAACGAAAAGACCCTGAAACGACACCTAGACGGTCAATGCAAATGTCCTGAAACAGCAAGCCTGAAGGGGGCGTATCGTGGCGCTTGATGATGCGGCAAAGCCGTTTACGAAGCACAATGTTCCAAAGGGCAACGAGCCGGGTATCAAGTGGGATGGTGAAAAGGGCTTCATAGACACTCCTGCCCTTGCCGACGAGCCAGACCAAGCCCTCTGGGATACGATTATTGCCGATTGGGGCTTATCACCAGAAAAGACCGAAATCATTGACGGTTCGGTTCATATTCGAGCGTGGGATAGTGCCATTGGCGGTGGTGAAACCAAGCGTATGCGCTACTACCGAGCCTCTATTCGCAAGAAGCAAGAGGGTGGGTTCCTTTCCGAGGAAATCAAGGCCCTGCTGCGCCAAATCCAAAACCGCAAGCCCGTCAAGCGTAGTGAAAACGATGTGGACTATGGCAACCGCGCTCTGCTCTGTCTCGCAAGTGACTGGCAGTTGGGCAAAGGCGAAGGTGGCGGCCCTGAAGCCGCTATTGAGCGTATTTGTACGGCCCAAGACAAGTTCATTGAGAAGGTTCGCCATCTCCGCAAGATAGGTCGTGGCCCTGCCGTTATCTATGTCGTGGGTATGGGCGACTTGGTGGAAAACTGCGACAACCACTATGCGATGCAACGCTTTACCGTTCGCCTTGACCGCCGAGAGCAGAAGGATGCCGTCATCTTTCTCCTTGACCGCCTCATTGAGTTGTTGGTGAAAAACTTCCCTGATTTGGAAATCGTTATGGCAGCCGTTCCGGGCAACCACGGTGAAAATCGCAACAGTTCTGGGAAAGCATTTACCCAATGGACAGATAACGACGATTTGGATGCGGTGGCTATGACCTACCGTGCTTTCACCAAGAACCCCGAACGCTACGGCAAAGTCTCAATGCCACAGTTTGACGGTCTAATCCAAGAGGATATGACCATCACGCTCAATGTCTGCGGAATAAATGTCGGTTTCGCACACGGTCACCAGTTTCGCAACGGGGCTAACGCCTCGGCAAAGGCCGAAGGGTGGTGGAAAGGTCAGGTTATGGGCGAACAACCCATCGCCGCCGCCAAAATCCTTTTTGCTGGGCATTTACACCACGCAGTCGTATCCGAAGCCACGGGCAGAACTTTTTTCCAATGCCCCGCAATGGACGGTGGCTCGGCGTGGTTCACCAGCACTTCAGGTGCTTCCTCACCCGCAGGTATGTTGACTATCGGTATTGGAACGGGCTATGACCGCAACGGTTGGGGCGACTACGAAATCCTATGACGAACAAGTTTTACATCGCTGGCCCAATGAGGGGTATTCCGAACAGTAACCGTTCAACCTTCACAGAAGCCGCACAGAGGCTTCGTGGGGCTGGCTACGAGGTCTTTTCACCAGCCGAGGGTAGTGACGAGCCAGCCACAGATGAAACCTTTACAGGGGCAATGAGAGCCTTGCTACCCGAACTACTGAAATGTGATGCGGTAGCCGTTCTGCCCGGTTGGGCTAAGAGCGAGGGTGCGAAGTTGGAAGTCCTTGTGGCTATCAGCACAGGTAAGCCTGTCTATGTCTATTATCAACACCGCCCCCAATACCTAGAGCAACTGCCGACCCTCAAAATCGTCACCAGAGCCGAGGCACTGTCAAATGGCTAACCCAGACTGGACAGATGGCACAGAGAACGCTTGGGATGTATCCCCTTGGGAACTTCTGCCCGGAGTGCGTTCTGGCGAGGAACTATCTCGTGGTGAAAGGGCTGCCGATACTGTCAGGAACAAGATGGGTTCGTGGGGCTTTGTTTTCACCTTCACGACCTTTATGTTTATTTGGGCGGTAGTCAATGTCATTGTGTTCGCCAACCGAGGCTTCGACCCCTATCCGTTTATCCTGCTGAACCTGATGTTGTCCTCTTTGGCTGGCTTACAGGGGGCTATCTTACTCATCGCAGCCAAGCGTGCTGATGCCATCGCCGCAGAACAAGCCTTGTCGCACTTGACTATTTCCAAAGCAAGCGGCGAAATCATCCGTGAAGTCCGTAGTGAAATCAAGGCAGTCAAGCGCCTTGCTAACGAAATCCACAAACACATACAAGAGGGCAAATAATGGCTAAGAACCACAATGGCGAGAACATCAACGAGTTGCTGCTACGAGAGGAACTGCGTATCAAGAGTATGTTGGCCCACCCTGCCAACCCCATTTATGCGGTTTCAGCAGGCCCAGAGGTCAAGGTCTTGCCCCCCGTAGTCCGTGCCGGTTCAGGGCGTAGGCGTGTGAACTCCGATGGAACCCTTTATGTCAAGCCAGAGTTCCCCGAAGGTGGCGACCCCCGTTTCCGCGCCGTTCTTGCTGAAATGTTGCGTATCCACATCTCGAAGTCCGGCGATTACGGCACAGGGAACGACATTTACGCCAACTATCGTGCCTCTGAAGCCATTGGGATTACCGCTTGGAAGTCTTGCTTTATTCGCGCTTTGGAAAAGGTGCAGCGTTTGACGAACGCGGCTGGTGGAAAGCGCCTCAAACACGAAGGTATTTCCGACAGTTTCCTTGACCTTGCCAACCACATCGTTATCAGCAAGGTTTTGTATGACGAAAACCAAGAGAAGTCCTGCGGCAACCTAGAGTGCGACTGCTAGAGACAAGATTTTCCAAACCTTGTGGCAGACTAGGTGTGTCCTAAAGAACCCATAGGAGTGCAACCGTGGCGCAGATTTTCCCCAATGATGGCTTGAACTACATTTTCACCCAAATCAGTATGGGTGGTACCAACGCTTCTGCCGTCAGTGCGACCTACTACGCCGGTCTGCTTTCTGGTGGAACCGCCTCAACCGTTCCCGGTGCTGCCGCCGTTCTCGGAACGCTCGGTGGAACTTTCGTTGAGACAACTGGCTCTGGCTATGTTCGCAAGGCCGTTTCTTTCAGCACTATCGCTACCTCTAACACGGCGATTTTGACGAGTGCAACCATTACTGCCGGTGGTGGAAACACTTCTTGGGTCGTAACCGTTGCATCCAACACGGGTGTCTTGCCCGGTATGACCGCAACCCTTACGGGTGGTTCTGGCTCGGAAACCAAAATCGTGACGAACACCATCGGCTCTACGCAAATCGTTCTGTCCTCGGCTATCGCTTTGGGAACGCAGACTGCGATTTCAGTAGGCGACCTCTACGCAGGTCGTAAGGTCTATCCTGCTTCGTCTATCTCGTTTGGACCAGCAACAGGAACTTGGACTGCCGCTACGGGATACTTCATCGCTACGAGTTCAGACAACTCTGGTAAGTTGTTGTATGTGAGCAACTTCGCTGACAACACCTCGCCCACCCTCGGCGCGAACGACACTTTGACGGTCACGCCAACCATCCTGTTGAGCAACTAGTCGGGCTACCCCGACAATGAGTACGCTTGTTTCAGCACAGGGCGCTTCGTTTAGTGCCGCACTTACGGCTACATCTGCCTTTACATACACAAGTTCGACAACTTTTCTAAGCACCGCCCCTGTTGATGGTGATTATGTCTTTGTGGCGTTATGGCTAACTCGTGGAACGGCCACTACTGCTGGTCAAAACGCAAACGGAACGTACGGTTCGGTGAGATGCGGAACCATCTATCTGACCTGTATGGAAAATGTTGCCGTTCCAACGACCCTCTCCAACCCATCTACAACCCTGTTCCGTCAATGGGGGCAGACAACAGGAAACAATGGCAACCTTCCCAACCTTGCTATTTTCGGCGCACCCTACACATCGGGTATGAGCCGACAAGTCGTTGTGACGGGCTACAACTCATCAGCATCCACCGCATACCTTCTTGTCACGGCTATGGCCGTTCAGGGCATTTATGTTCCTACGAGCAGCCCCAGAACAACGTGGTGTAATACCATTTCGGCAGGTGGCGTAATAGATGCAACCTCTGGCTCTGGCTTAGGCTGGACAAGCAGCGGAACGCCAAGTATCAGCAGTTTTGGAAGCACCAAAGTCGGTAGCAATACGACTTCAGCCATCGTGGATGATGTCATTAGTAGCGCAACCACGGGAGTTCTCAACCTTGGCTCGGCGGGCTTCCAAACGACACAACTTTCCACTAGATACGCCAACCAACAGGGTCTTTACACGGGAACAATAGATGGCTATGGGTTTGCAACGGTGACGGGTGCTGCCTTTTTGATTACATCTAGTTCCAACAACCCTATTCCACCAGATTTATCGGGCGGCCCCTCAACTTACACAGGCAACGCAAAACTGGCGGTAGGGCAGTCTATTTCTGGCCCCCTTATTCAGAGAGATACCTACATAACTTCTTTTTCATACACATCTGATTTTTTTGGTGGTGGGCCGAGGTGGATTATCTACACCAGCCAAACACAAGGCCCTAATAGCATCATCTACGCAGGCACAGAGCAACCCGTTTTGGCAGTAATGCTCACCAACAACACCACCACAACAGCAGCCAACACTTCGGTGGGCAACGGCGGCACGGGTCAACCGGGGAACGGATACACCCTCTTTGACCCTGTGGGTTCAACGATGTATGTGAGTATCCTTTTTGGAACAAGTGGCGTAGTTTCCACCTCAACCAATACCGCCCTCCCGACTTCGGGGAAAATGACCATCCCCTCTTATGGTGGAAACGCCACGATGTCGTGGACATCCAAACCAAGTAGCACCAGCCTCGCAGGTTGCACTATTCCACCAACCCCCAAAGACGCTGGTTTGTATCAGACGTGGGTTGATGCGCTTAGTGCTATTCCGATGTATTGGGATAACACCCCCGTTATTTCCAACGGCTCCACCCAAAGTGTCGCACCGGGCATTGAAACGACAGGTACGGCTATTGCCACGGGGGCCACAGGCTTCCAAACTGGCTCTTTGGTGATGACCTACGGGGCTAACCGTTCGGGCATCAACCCCGTCAACCTCTATGGGCTACTTCGTTCTAATGGTGGAACCAACTATGGCTTCGGGGCTGCGTTCGCCTTCAAGCCCAACAAAGCGGCGATTATCGGAACGGTATCCGAAGTCACGGATGTTGAGGTTGCTGAAAACGCTTCGGCTGGCACCTTTCCTCGCAACTCCCAAGTCAATGAAACCAATGTCTCCACCAACGCCTCAAACACGTTGCTGCCTCGCACTTCAGAGAACACCCCCGTTGCCGTCACAGAGAACGCCAGCGCCACTTCCAAAACACTCACGGGAGCCGTTAGTGAAATAAACACAGGAGAAACTGGTGGGCGGTCACTCAACGCACTCAAAACAGACCAAATCAACGAAACACCCAGCCAGCAAAGCGTTCGCGCTCTCGAAACCCCCAAGACAGACGAAATCACCAACACACCCACATCAGAGGACCTTCGTAGTGCCTCTGTCATCAAGACTTCAGCGATACAGGAAACGCCTGTATCGGAAAATGTTCGGGCATCCCTATTCCCTAGAAATAGTGAGGTTGCCAATGCTTTCACCACTAGCGGCACAACCTCTAGGGCTTTATCCCTTGTTGGGAGTGTTGTTTCTGGCATTTCCACCACAAGTGCGAAGGCGATGTCAGTAGTTCGGAGTGCGGCAAGCAACCTGCTTTCCACCACAACCATCAAATCTGCCAGCCTCATAGTCCGTGTCTCGGAAGTCTCGGAAATCCTTTACAGCACCAGCCAAAAAGTCTTGGGCGTTGTTGTAGGAGTTGACTACACACTCGGCGCTATGGTCGCTCGTGGTGGCTACATACCCACGCTGAATAGCATCTTGGGCTATGGCGTAGTCGGGCAAGAAGCATTGGGCTACGGCATCACTAATGCCATAAATAACTGGTATTCCACCACCGCTATCCCCCGTTTCGTTATCAACTACATTGAGACAGGGGCGGTCAACCTACTTTCCACCACCGAGAACGCCAAGAGTTTGATACGAAATCTCGTATCAACCGTGTCCGAAACCCCCAACTCGGAAACACAGAAAGCCACAGCCATTGCCCGTTCAACGGCGGTTGCTGAAACACCTACGACTGCCTCGCAGCGTTCCATCGCTCGCTCTGTTGCCTCTGCCGTTGCTGAAATCTTGTCCAGCCAGAACGCCAAGAGCATTGGAAAGTCCGTTGTAGGGGCGGTCAATGGAGTGGCAAGTGGTGAAAACGCCACACAGGTAGCCCGCAACCTCGTTTCGTTTGTTGCGATTATTGCAAGCGAGGAGAACCAGACTTCCAAAACTTTCTCACAGGCCGCATCGGTTTTCACCACCCTTACCGCCCGCGAAGGCAAGGCTCGCAACTTTGGCAAGGCATCGGCGCGTAAAAACAACTCCGTCACCAGTAGAGGCACAAGCGCCAAATCGGTTGACCGAGGCCGTAATAGTGAAATCGCAGAGCAACCAACCACGACTTCGCAACGTTCCGTCGCACGCACCCTCGCTACTACTGCCAACCTACTTATTCAGTCAACAGTTTCTCGTTCGGTGGCTATCTCTCGCGCAAGTACAGTAGCCCAACGCTTTTACACCACCGCCTTTGCCATCATCCTCAAAATCTCAAAGGGCTTCATCGCCAACTTTACGGAATACTCCAAGACCGAAGGGTTTACCGAGTACTCCAAAACCGAAATGGCACAAGACGACACCAAAACAGTTTTCACCACACCATCGGCACTTACAAGTTTCCGAGATGATGGGGTAGCCTCTTACACGGAAGGACAATAAAATGACCACAGTTGCCACATATCCCACCCCAGCCTCTAGTTTGCCCGATTTACAGTTCATTTGGACTGATGCGAACCAGAGCCTCATTGACTTCAGCGTTGTTGGATGGTCGTTCAGTATGAAAATCGCACGACCACCAAACGCTGCCGTCATCACCAAAACTTCAGGGATTATCGGTGCTAGCACTTCGCCAAATGTCACCGTTCAATGGGGTGTTGGCGAACTCGCCACGCTCACTCCCGGAGTTTGGTACTTCCAACTGACCGCAACCTATGGCCCTAGTGGTGGAAAACAGCGTATCTTGACCGGCTCGCTGCGTATTGACCAGAAAGTGATGTAGTGAAATGACTTGGACCTACTCCGCCGACCCAACATCCTCAACAAAGGATGCCGTTCGTTTTCTTATTGGTGATACTGATGAAGCAAATCCAGCCATACAAGACGAGGAAATCTACTTCAACCTTGGTGAAGTCGGTGGCGAACCCTACCGAGCCGCCTCTAACACTTGCTACAACCTCGCCGCCCGATACACAGGTGAAGCATCCAGCACGAGCAAGAGCGTTGGTGGGTTGTCTCTAAGCAAGAGCCTTGGCGACAGGGCATCACGCTACGAACGCCTTGCCAAAGACCTTCTTATGCGCTCACGCCGTATTTCACCACCCGTTCCAAACGCCGACCCAAATGCGCTCGGTTCAGAACTATATGTTGGACAGTTTGACCGCTACTACGCCGCTAAGGGCGATTGGCCCTCAAACAGTATTCTCGGCGTAACCACGACCTACGGCACAGGCTACGAACCCGGCGGTGACTAATGCCCATTGAACCGGAACTGTATGAACTGTTTGGGCAGACCGTAATCTGCGAGAACCCCGGACCTATCACCGCCTACACGCCCGTAGGTAGCACGACACCCGCACCTGCTTTGGATGCGTATGGTCGACACATACTTGGTGATGGCACAACTCCTTCAGTCTCCGCTGCCGCTTGGGGCGCACCCGTGACCTACAAATGCCGTTTGGAATACTCCGAGAAAATCACCCAAGATGCACAGGGCAGAAACCGAGTGAGTTCGGGTCGCGCCTACCTGATGGGCGTTTTCCCTGAAATCACCACAGAAAGTCGGGTTACGGTTGATGAAATCCAGCCAGCCCTTCGTAACCCTGTGCTAATAAATGTCACGACGGATAACGACCAGTACGGACCGCAGAACACAATCCTGCACTTCGAGTAGGTAGTGAAATGGACTTCGTAATCAAGGTGGACACCACCGACCTCAAACTTAGAGAAATGTCAATGGACATCAACCAGATGGTAAGAGACACCATTGAAGAAGTGGTGGAAAAAGTCTTTGATGAGAGCCAACTCCTTGTACCCGTGAACACAGGCGCACTAAGGGATAGTGGGGAAATCATTGAAGATGAATACAGTATGGATGGAACCTTCACCAGTGCGTATGTATCCTACGGCGAAGGTCTAGATTATGCAGTAAAAGTCCACGAGGATTTGGATATGCGCCACGATGAGCCGACCCGTGCCAAATATCTAGAAATCCCCCTTATTCAGAACCGCAAGGTGCTGGAAAACCTTATCCGTGAACGCCTGAAAGTGATACTCAACTCGTGACTACCCTCTTAGATGCCCTCGGCGCTTACCTGCCCACCAAGACCGCCAGCCTGACCACCGTTCAGCGTTTGTACTTGGGAAAAAACCTATTCTTGGCTCGTATCCCCGCCGAAGCCCCCGATGCCTGTGTGGTTATTCAGCAGTATGAGGGTCAGAACCCGACCTTCACAATGGGGCCTGTCGTGAGCGAGTTGGAACACCCTCGCATCCAAATCAGCGTAAGGGGTATGCGTGAGGACTACCCCGGTGCGTATGACCTGTCTATCGCCATCCGCAACATCTTGGGGGCTATCACCTCAACCACTTCGTTGAGTGGCATAAGCGTTCTGCGTATCGAGCCTCTAGGACTTCCAAACCCCATTGGCTATGACAAGGTTGAGCGACCACAGTTCACCACCAACTTCCAAGTCCATTACAAGTCCTCGTGAGCGAACTAGACCTCGTAATCCAAAGCATCAAAGCGGCTAAAGCGGCCAACCTCGCGGCCCTTCACGCTTTGGATGCCGTTGAGCGACTGTTGGGAAGTTCCAACGCCGAGGAACCTGTTTCCAAAACCGAACAGCCGGTCGACCAGCCACCCTTAGTGGTATCGGATGTGATACCAGATGGGGCTTGTAGGCACACCGATGCGGTCAAAGTCAGCACGACAGAAGGCTCATTTATGGTCTGCGACTGTGGCGAACAGCAAGAAATCTGATAATGATTTGTCTTAGTCGACTAGAACCTGCTAATCTTTTGCCACCGACTAAGGAGCAATAGATGGCAAGACGAGACACAACAGCAATAGCCACCCCCAACTACACCCCTGCTTGGGTCAATGTATTGGAGTGGAAGGGCTTGACACCGGGCGACCCCGTAAAAATCACGGGTGAGCGTGGCGACTTCACCTTCATATCTGTCCACGAAAAAGATGGCGAAGTTATCGCAGTAATCGTTCGTGGCGGCGTTTATGGACACATCACCCAAAGGGCGTTCTACCCTGACCGTGTGGTTGTAAAGACCGGCAAGCGTTCTCGCAAGACCGCCCCACAGCCCGATACAGACGAGTAAATCACCTACGAGGGGTAATGCCCCACCCACCCACCACCACAGGCGTTTTCCTAATCGGGTGCTACCATTTCAGCGTAGGCATCGCACGGGAAGGCACTATGGCTAAGGCTAAATCACAGGCATACCAAGTCACCGATAAGTCACCTCTGTCGTACAACGGCAAAGAAGCGGCTTGTGGTGATGTGGTTACTGACCTACCCGGCGAGAGCATCACTTGGCTCCTCGCAGACGGGTTTATTGTCGCTGCTGAAACGGCAGATGAGCCTGTCACGCCAGATGAGCCTGTCACGCCAGAACCCGAAAATACTCCTGACGAAACCCCTGCTGACGAAACCCCTGCTGAAGGCGAACAGTAATGGCTACCTTCTTACACGGTAAGAACACACGGGTTATGTTCGTCAACCCCAACTTCGTATCGCAGGCCTTTACGGCTTCTGCTACGAACGGTAGTGCGATTATCACCATCGTCAATGCCAATGTCGTTCTTATTCCCGGTATGGTCGTGACTGCTGTCTCTGGCTTGGTTGCTGGAACGGTAATCACCTCGGCTTCTGGGCGCACGCTCACCCTGTCCAACACCTTCACGGGAACCACCGGAACTATCACCTTCAACGCAAGCATCACGGGCGGTGCAACAGGTATTTCTCACGACCTTTCGCAGTTCTTCAATGATGTCTCGGTATCCTTCTCTAGCGAAGCAGCCGAAACCACGACCTTTCAGACCTCTGGCGTGAAGTCTTACATCGCCGGTCTGCGCGAAGGAAGCATTTCACTAGGCGGCTTCTATGACGGAACCGTAACAGGTGTGGATGCCATCCTCAACACGGCTCTCACCTCAACGGGTGACGAGGGTTGCATCGTTTTCCCTGATGGCAACTCATCTGCCACCTCTATTTCTCGCTGCTACATCACCAGAGGTATTGAGACTAAGTATGACCTGAAATCGCCTGTTTCTGGCGTAGTTGCGGTAGATACTGAAATCCAAGCCGACGGTGGCGTGTGGCGAGGCATTGGTCAGACCTTCACCCAAAGCGGTGCGGCAACGACCTACGCACCCAGTACATCTGGCTACAACCGTAACCTAAACAACTCGTCTAGTACGGGTACGCAAACCTCTGGTACCACCACAAATGGTGGGCTTCTGCTTTTGGGCGTGACGGCGCTGACCGGCACATCCCCAACGGCAACCCTAACCTTCCAGCACTCCCAAGACGGTATTACTTGGACAAGCCCTACGGGTGGCGACCTCGGTACCGAAACCGGCGTAGGTGGCGGTGTCGTCATCCTCGCAGGGAGTATCTACAACTACACAAGGCTACAAGTGGTCTTGGGTGGTACAAGTCCTTCAGCAAATATCTACTACGGGCTAGCCCGTTTCTAAGGAGTAATAATGGCAACTTTCCAACACGGTAAAAACGGATTTCTAGCCCTCGGCTACGAAACCGCTACAACTGTCGCAACCATCCCAACCCTGACCGCAGCCATCTCGGCTACTACGGCTATGGGGTCAATCACTGGTTTCACCAACTCGTTGCTTGACGGCAACAAGGCGAACCCCATTGTGACGGGTGGTACGACCTACGGTATTTTCCTCGGTGGTGTTCCAAACTACCTGACTACTGCCGTAACAGCCTCTGGTGGAACCCTCCAAGTGGCGGCAACTGCCGCTACTGGCGCACAGGTGCTTTCGATGGTCAACATTTCACCATACATCAACGACATTTCGTTCCCACAGCAAATCGAAACCCAAGAAACCACGACCTTCTCGGCTGCTGGTGTAAAGACCTACATCGTTGGTCTGCGTGGGTACACCATCTCGTTCGGCGGTATGTTGGACTTGACTACTGCCGCTACCAACGCTCCCGGTGGTGTGGACAAGATTATGTCGAACATCATCGACTTCCAAAACGTTTCTAGCGCCAACCTCGTTTCGTTCGTCTATGGCCCTGCTACCCCCGGTGCTTTGAACGGTGGAACCGCCGACTTGAAGTACTACGGTCAAGGCATTTTGACGAAGTACGACCTCAAATCCTCTGTTTCGGGTGTTGTCACCTTTGACGGCGAACTTCAGGTCACGGGTGTTGTAACCCGCACGACTGCTCTTTAGTGACTACACTCTAGGTAGGAACTAACAAGGAGCATAGGTGTCAAACCTTTCAGCAAAGATTTTCGCAGCAGCAGACATTGAGAGTGAACTCGTAGAGGTTGCTCAATGGGATGTCACATTGCTAGTGAAATCCATCACGGCCAAAGACCGCGCAGTAATGATTTCGGGTTCAGTAGAGAACAACGGTGATTTCCGCCTAGAGGAAATCCTGCCCGACCTCGTTATCGCTGCGTGCTACGACCCAGAAACGGGCGAGAAGGTTTTTCAGCCCCAAGACCGTGATGCACTAATGGCAAAGTCAGCCGCACCCATTGAGCAGTTGGCGCAAGTCGCTATGCGCTTGTCGGGTATGGACGAGGAAGCCGTGGATGCGGCGGGAAAAGGTTCTACGCCAACCCAGAGCGACGCTTCCTCTTTGAGTTAGCGGAGAAGTTAGGGAGAACAGTTGGCGAACTTCTAGAGGGTTCTCCCGCACATCGGCCAATGTCTGCTAGTGAAATGGTGGAGTGGCAAGCGGTTTGGAAAATACGCGCGTATGAGCAAGAGGAAGCAATGAAGGAGAGTGGCAACTACTAGCAAATGAAAAGGGGGCTGTGATGGAAGAAAGTATGCGTATCCGAATACTCGGTGATGCTGCTGGCGCACAGACCGCTTTTCAGCAAGTAGAAAAAGCCGCCGAACTCGCTGCTGGCAAAATCACAGGCTCGTTTGAGCATCTTGGACATCTGTTCAAGAGAACCATCGGTTTTGCTGGTATTGCCGTAGGTATTGACCAAGCCCTAGAAAGTGCCTCGCACCTCATCAACGCACAGAAGGCACAGTCAGCACTTCTAGAGAACCAGTCTAAGCAACAGGGCAGCCTTATCAAGTTGAAAGACTTTGAGATAGAGGGTAATGCGAAGGCATACTCGTGGAAGTCCAAAACTTTAGACCAGATGGCTACGCAGTTATCACTAGCCAACGGCATCAACAAGCAAGACATCGTTATGGCGCAGAACCGCCAACTTACGAACACAGACTTGCTGAAGTTCTACTCCAAGGGGAATAGTTATCTTTCCAAGCAGAACGCAACCTACAAAGAAATCGTAAAGGAAGCCAAAGAGCAGGGTCATCATATGTCTGGCTCACAGGCGGCAATGGCAACCACTTTGACCACCGCCGCCAACCTTGCTGCAGTCACGGGTAGGGGTATCAACGGCTCAATGATGATGCTGACCCGACTATTGGCTGACCCCGAAGCACGTATGTCATCTATGTCTCGTATGGGCATCCAAATCGCCAAGTCCGACCAAGACCGTATCAAGGCGCTACAAAAGTCCAAGGGTCTTATGGCGGCGCAGGGCGAGTTGCTGAACGTGCTGGATAGGACCTACACTGGTCTTGCGGCTAAATCGCAGTCACCAGTAGAACTGCTGAAAAACGCATTGGCGAACATTTGGACTGCTTTGGGCGAAGGTTTGATGCCGGTGCTGGAAAGTCTGTCTAAGGTTGTTATTGACGTGGTGAAACCACTTCTGCCCGTTCTGCAAAGTGTGGGCAAACTCATTGAGGAGGTAGCGGTACATCTCGGTACATCACTCGGTAATCTCTTGGGCGACCTCGTGCCGTTTATTGACCTTGTGGTGAAAGGCTTGTTGCCAGCCTTCCTCAACCTGATTACGCCCCTCGTCGAAATGGCAGACAAGGCGATTACACCACTCGCCAAAGCCTTCGATAAGTTGGTCGGCGCGGGAACAGAAATCGGTCCCCTGTCGCAGATGTTCTTAGATTTGGGCGAAACCCTTGCTCATAACTTGAAGCCAGCCGTTGATTTCATAGCCGAAGCCTTTGACGATTTTGGCAAAAATAAAACACTCGAAAAAATGATGCAGAGCCTTATGGATACCTTCAAGGCTCTTGCCCCCGTTATGCCCGCGCTCGCCAAAGCGTTTGCCGACCTTGTTATTGCTCTTACACCAGCCTTTATCGCTATGTTGCCAAATATGGTCACGGCGTTTGACCTGTTCGTGAAAATCTTGGTCAAAATGACCCCACTCCTTACAACGGCCATTGGTGGGATAACCCAACTGGTGACTTTGGTTACGAGCAATAAGGGCTTGACAGGTGTTGTCGGCGCACTCGCCGCCATTTGGTTCACCAAGAGTTTGTTCCTTACCCCGATTATTGCCGCCGCTAGCGGTATTGGTATGTTGATGGGCAAGGTTGTAAACCTCGGCTCAAAGACCAAGGGCATTTTCACTACCCTAAAGGGCGGTTTTGGCGGTGGCGGTCTAAAGGGTATGGGCGCAGCCCGACTTGGCGGTTTGGAAAGCCGAGCATCCCGACTTGCTGGAAATGCCACACGAGACTTCAAGTTTTTTGGCCCAGACAGCGCTCGCTACAAACGTTCCAGCGCTTTAGCGGAGGCGGCTGGCACACGAGTGGAGCGCCTAAAGAGCAGACAAGAGGCTAATGCTATTTCCGGTGGTGGAATAAAGGGTCTAGTCAAGAATGTGTTCGGTCTTGGCGGTGGTGCGTTTGCCCCTACTAACCAAATGGATGCCACTAACAAGAACACACAGGCCCTCATCCGACTGACTGATGCGCTGAAAATGGGTGCCGGTGGCACTCTGACGGGTGGTTTTGGAAGCGGTAGTGGTTCAGGAAGCGGTAGTGGTGCTGGAGGCGGTAGTGGTTCAGCGACCAAGAAGGCGATGACTATTGAGGAACGCCTTGCCGCCTCTATGAAGGCTGGTCGTCACGACACCATCGCTGCCGAGCGCAAGGCGATTATTGCCAAGTTCGGTGCTGGTGCTGGCGCACACCTCAATGTGTTTGATGCCGCCACACAAAAGGCTTCGGCTATGGTTCAGGCTGAAAAACTAGCCGCAGGGGCGGCGGCAAATGCTACAACTGGGAAAAAGTTGGGTCGCTTCGCCCGTGCGGGCAACTTCCTAAAGGATGATTTCAGCGCCTTCAAGGGTCAGGTCGGTGGTATGGCTGGCAAGGTTGGTGGCGGTATTGGCGACCTTGGTGGCAAGATTGCTAGCGGTATCGGCAGCCTCGGTGGCAAGTTCGGTTCTTTAGCAAGTTCTCTCGCTGGGAAGTTCGGCGGTATGGCTAGTGGCATTGGTAGCAAGTTCAGCAGTCTTGCTGGTTCTCTCGGCAGCAAGTTCAGTTCTTTAGCAAGTTCGTTTAGCGGAAAGTTCGGTTCTTTAGCGAGCAACCTTAGCGGAAAACTCGGCGGTTTAGCGAGCAACCTTAGCGGCAAGTTTGGAAATCTGGCTAGTGGTTTGAGTGGAAAACTTAGCGGTATGGTCGGAAAACTTGGAAGCAGTCTTTCCGGTCTTGTCGGCAGGGTAGGCGGTCTTGTCGGAAGGGTTGGTAGCGGTCTTTCTGGTCTTACTGGAAAGGTTTCTATTCTTGTTGGCAAGGTTAGTGGTCTTGCTAGCAGGGTCGGTGGTGGTTTTTCTGGTCTTGGAGGAAAACTCGGCGGTTCTCTTGGTGGAAAACTTGGTGGTCTTTTTGGAAAACTCGGTGGGAAGTTTGGCGGTCTTGCTGGTGGAAAACTCGGTTCCCTTACTGGCAAAGTCGGTGGTCTTTTTGGAGGTCTGGCTGGAAAAGCCGGAGGTCTGGCTGGAAAAGTCGGCGGTATGGGGATGCTCGGCAAGGGTCTTACCGGCGGTCTAGGTTCATTAGCAGTTGGGCTGGCTATGCCTCTCCTTCAGAAGGTGATGCCCAAGAAGGCCGCAAATGTCCTCGGAGGGGCGGCACAAGGGGCTGCTATGGGTGCGATGTTCGGCCCGTGGGGTGCCGCTATCGGCGGTGCTATCGGACTAGTGAAATCGTTGTTCCAAAACTGCAAGCCATTCCACGACCTCGTTGTAAAAATCGGTCACGCTTTCCAGCAGGTAGGCAAATGGATAAAGGTACACATCGTTCCCGCCCTGAAGGTCGTTTTTGATGTCATCAAGAAGGTAGCCACCATCTACGTCAAGGCACTCGTTACATACTTCAAGGCTTGGTTTGCTGTTGCCAAGCAAGTTTGGAACGTTCTTGTCACGGTGGGCAAGTTCATTGGCAGCATTATTGTTGGCTATGTCAAGTTGTGGTGGGCGGCGTTGATGGAAGTCTGGCACATCATCACAGGCGTATGGAACGCCCTTGTAAGTGGTGGGCAGACCGTTTGGAACTGGCTGAAGGGTATGTTCAGTTGGATAGGCAATACCGTCAAGACGATTTGGGATGGGCTTTACAACTCGTTCGTGAAGGCGGCCAACCTGATTATCAAGGCTTACAACAACACCCTCGGTAGCCTTTTTAGCGCCATTGGTATCAACGTCAAAATCAACGAACTCACTCCGACTGGTGAAAAGCCTAAGAAGCACCACTCTGGCGGTATTGTTCAGGGGCCACGAGGCAAGGAAGTTCCTGCCATCCTTCAGGCGGGCGAAGCCGTGACCTCTCTGGCCCAAATGAACGCCAACCGTGGCAAGGGTAGTGGAAACAGCCTCAATGTCAGCCCCGGTGCGGTCAGCATTGTGGTCAATGGAAACGCCGACCACGCCACTACTGCTGAAATCAAGAAGCACGTTGAGGCACAGTTCAAGGAACTCCATCGCACCCTAAAGGGTATGGGGCGGTAAATCCCGATTTCGTGGGGTAGAGTAGTGGTTGAGCGAGATGAAAACCTATTACGCCAACCCTAACTATTCCGCAGCGTCCAATGAGGACAACTGGGTGGTAGTCGGCGCGCAGAGTGCTGATGTTGCTACTAATGACTTGACACAGTTGAGTGTCGGCAACCTTTCAGCACCCACGGCGACCAATGCTACGGGTTACTACTTCGCACAGGTAGAGGATTTGAGCCGCCTAACAAAGGGCTGGTCATACCTCACCAAGACGAGCCTCGGTAGGCGTAACTATGCGTTTTCCTCGCGCCCCCAAGCAGCGGTCAGTGAACCGTATGTCTATGTTGCTGAAATAAACGGCTTTGAGAACGGCGATACGCTGGCAGTTTTGGAAGGGCAACAAGAGAACCAAGCCCCATTTTCCAACGCGGCCACCACATCAGATGCCGCCTCTAGCCAATGGTCGTATGTCCGAAATGCTGGTCTAATCCCAATGGTCAGCGTCTACCCCGGAAGTATCAACTCATCGTTCCTTCAGGCAGAAAACTCATCATCGGTGGCTTCTCGCCTATTTGCTTTCACCGATACTGACTTTGGCGATACAAACTACGGCAACCTTGACAGCAACGAAAACCCTGTTGCCGCGACCAAGAACTACGGCTCGTCTTTTGTACCAACTCCCGACAACCTCGGCAACGGCACGATGCAAGCGTGGTATCTATCTGCTTCTGGCGATGACACAGCCCAAGCCAGCCTATTGACGATGCTGCCAGATTTCACTACCGATGGCGAAACTGTGACCAGCGTGGCAGTTGGTAGCACCAACACAACCGTGACCCTCGGAGCGACCAACGCCGCCTTCACGGTGGGTCAAACGCTGACTATTGCGACAAACGGCATTGCCGTTGACACTATGTTGCCCTATATCACCACCGCAACCCCTACTGGTTGGTATTGCGGAAAGATTACAAATGCCTCTGGCAATGTCTTGACTACCGACCTCAACGACAGCACCAACAACAACCTTCAGGTTGACCCCCTGCCAGCCTCTATCAACATCGGAGTTCCTTTCACCGGAACAGTCACTACCCTCAACACGATTACAATCACGGCGGTTGGCTCAACGGCAAACCAAGGCATCGCCCCCGGTTGTGTCTTGAACCTAACGAACTCCATTTCGTCTATCACCTCAACGGCCTCAACTTTTACCGTAAATACGGTAGGCAACCACAGCCTCCAAGCGGGGCAAGATGTGACTATCTCTGGTGTGACGGGTGCTGGTTTCACCAACTACAACGGAACTTGGACTGTTCTGGGGTCTGGTGGAACCAACTTTACGGTCACAAGTAGCCTCAACCCCGGAACATTTAGCGGTGCGGGTGCCTCGGCTTCACAGCAAGCGTATGTTGGGAAAGTTGTGGGTAACGGCGTTGGTACGGTAATCACCTTAGACCCAACTGGCGGTGGTGGTGGTTTTGGTCTGAACACGCAAATCGCCAATGGAGCAGGTATCTCTTTTTCAGCATCGCGCAATGACTACAACTTGCGAGCCTTCGCTGCCACGATTACGGATTACACCCTTCAGGTCAACATTGACCACCAAAAACTCAACTGCATCTACTCAACTGCCCCCTATTACGCCACCGCATCCGTTTTCAGTCTCGGCGCAACACTTTCCACCACAGGGGCAACCACCCAAGTTGTTTTGCGTGGCAATGACACACAGAGTTACGCACTTACTAGCGGCACCGTTTGTGCCTTGGTAGAGGGCGATAACTATCAAGAAGTCACCTTGGCGGCCGATGTGACCGTCCCCGCCTACGGCAACACGGTGACGGCTACCGTCAAAAGTTTCACCCCGATTTCCGCCTTCCCTGCTCGCATTACATCGTTCTACGAGCCGCTTTGGAACGACTATTCGGACAGGTATGGCAAGGTGCTGATTTTCCCTGTCGTACCACAGGTCTATCGCAACTCATCTGTCGCACAGTTCAAGAGTATGGAAGCCACCACGATTACTGAAACCATTTCAGGGGCTACCTACTACTACGGAACCATTGGTGGAACCTACTACTCTGAACCGCCTTACAAGGTTTATGTAGACGATGTTTCCAACATCAAAGTAGGAGATACCCTCACCTTCCGCAAGGACTACAACCCGTGGTTCAGCAACTATCAAGTTGGTGCCGCCCCCGGCAGTAGTGGCGGTCCTTGGACCTATGTTCTCTCCGACTATGGTTCAGGTTTCACCTGTTCGAGTGGAACAAACTACATTATCCTGCCCGATGCCAATGGCTACGCCCTACCCTTGAAAATAGGCCAAGCGGTCTACGGCGCAGACACCATTGTGTCTAATGGAACAGTGGTCACAGGTTGGAACGCAACACAGATTTTTCTTAGCGCCAACACCAAGTTGACCCAAGCAGGGGCAACTAATCTCCGCTTCTACCCCGGTTCATCGGGCTTCAACTACTGGAAGGTTTATTCGGTAGATACCGCTAATAATGCCTTCACCATTTACGGCTCATCACAAGATTACGAACAACTATCGGAGGGCTACCCAAGCAACGCTGATAGCCAGAACTACATTTTTGGCTACAACACAACCGTATGGCAGGGCAACACCATTGACATCGCCAACGCAACAGGTCAAGGGGCTGGCGTAGTTGGCTTGGCGGCTAAGCAAACTGATGGGTTTAGTGCTGAAAACGACCTAAAGTGGCACGCAACCAATACGGTTGTCTGTTCCTATGAGGAAGGCGCTCGCTACATCGGTAGTCAGTCTGTGGGCGACCAAGAGCAGGTTATTCCGTATCGCATTGGCTCGCTCATCGGCTCAACCCTTGCTTTGGATATTATCGCCCAAACCAGCACCGCTTTTGCCGTCAGCCCGTTGCCCAGTACCGCAGCCATCGGGGAGTATGACCCCAACTTCACCAAAGGTGATTACGACCAATATGGAAATCTGCCATACGATTTTGCTGGACAAAATGCCGGATTTGCCGTATTGAGTACCACGAGCGCATACAGCACCAACTATGTAGTTGGCAACCAGTTCCCAGTCGTTATCGGGCAAGGGGAAACGCAAGAAATAGTGCTGGCTTTCCGCGCACCTAGCAATAGTGGTGGCTTCGCCTACCCGACCACCGTTGATGGCGGAATAAAACTCAATGTGCCGGTGCTTTGGAACTTGGCAGCGGGGCAGTCTTTTCAGTACGACCACGATGCAGGCGAGCCTGTCTGCACACCAAACTTTATTTACAACACGGCTGGTACGATTAGCCACGCGGCTAGCGCACCTGTAATCGGGCTACCAAACACGGGAACTGTCTATGGCTAATACTTCTTACAACGCCGCACCATCACTCGTAGCGACCAACACGACGCAACAGTTGTCTATCACCGCCGATACTAAACTCAATGTTTCGGCCCCGTGGCTCGCCTCTGGTAATGGTGGACAGCCCGACATTGCCACCACCGTAGCGAATACGGCTACGGCTGGCTCGTCATCGCTGGTGCTGAACTCCAACGACAACTTCCCCGACAGTTTCCCAAGTGTTTTCCAAAGTGGCATTTACTACCTACCCCCGACCATTGGCCGTTTGGCTGGTGCGGTTACTGCTGGCACGAACGTCATACCCTTTGTTAGCGATAATGACATCCCAAATAAAACCCCGATTTTTGTGCGGTTGGGTAGTGAAATCCTTCAGGTCACAAGTTTTGGAACGGCCACCGTTGGCAGCACTTCATACCTTTGCCTCAACACCGCCACGAACACGGCTTCAGCGCACCCCGACTTCACTCCTATCCACCTGAACTCGCTACCCACCGATGTCCAGTACAGCAGCATCACGGTTCCGCACCTCTACCTCGCAGATACCACCGTTTCGGGAACAATGTCGGGTCAGAGCAATGTGATTAGTTCAGGGTCCCTTCCAGCAACCCTTGGAACAGGGCAAGTCATCAAGGCTGAGCCGGGTGGAACCACCTACTTGCCAGCCGGAACAACCGCAACCGCTTACGGCAATGGTCTTGTGACCTTATCTAGTGCTTTCAGTAGCATTGCCTCTGGTGTGACTTTTACCAATGCCGCACTTTTTGCTGCCAATGCGTACCCCAACCTGCTTACAAGTTTCACCAACGTGACAAGCCCTGCGGGTGGTGCAAACACAAAGTTTTCCACACTCGCTATCGGCGCTAATATTGCGGGAACGGGGTTGCCGGTGCCGTCATACATCAGTGGCTTAGACAATGCCAACCTTCGCTTGGCGGTCAACAACAACCCAACTGCCTACACAACGGGTGCTACTTTCACCTCAACCCTGACTTTTACTTGTAGCACAACTGCTGGCAAACGCTTCTTGAAAATCAACAGCATCACAGTCAACGGCGTGGTGAAAGCAAGGTCGGGTGGCTCCAACCCAACTTTCGATGGTAAGACTTTGGCTTCATACATCAAGGTTGGCGCACCTATCACCACGACTACTGGCGGTGGCATCGCCGCTAAATGGGTTGCATCCATCCAGCCAAGTGAAGGAACGGTTTATCTCTCGGCTGCCGCTACTGCAACTGTCACAACAGCAACCGTCACCTCTGTCATTACAATGACTGCAAATACGGGTCGTGTAGTTCAGTTGACCCTAGATGCAAGTAGTGAAATCAACAAACTGTTGTCTATCAACTCCGTTATTGCGGATAGTGTTGGCAATACCGCTTACATACCCAACGCTGCGCCGATTTCCAAGATTATCCCCAATGTTGACGGTGTTGGAACAAAAACCGAGGTTTGGCTGTCGACGGCAACAGGAACACAAATGGGTGCGTGGTCGCGCACCGCTAGCGTTTGGACCTACTTCTCTGGTTCATCAGCATTTACAAACCAAATCACGGGCGTTGCCAGCGCCTCTAACTATCGGGTTGGCTCTCTGGTCTACGGCAACCGGTACATCCCTGATAACACCACGATTACACAGATTTCAGGAACAACGCTCACCCTCTCTAACACCCTGACGAACGGCTACACAACCATCAGCGCGACCAACTTCAAGGTTGGTAGCAGTCTGAACGTAGGTAGGTCTTACAACACGCTGCCCGTCACTCCTCTGCCGTGTCAGTTGCCCAGTGGGACAACCCTGTACTTGACTTTTGGAAACTACATTCAGAGCATCACCACTAGTGCTACCGCCGCCGCAGGTGCAACAAGTATTTCGGTCACTTCCTTCCAACCTCGCTACAACTTTTCCACCACCTCATACTCGTATGGCGTGGCTCGAACCTCAACGGGTGGCTACGGTTACGGGGCAAGCATCACCACAGGACTGAACTCGGACTTGTACCCCGGTCAGGCGATAATGCTCCAAGCCAACAATGCAACGGATTACACCACTACTTTTACCGTCAAGTCATACACGCGCTCTACCTCTCGCACCATTGAGGTGCAGCCCTTTGTATCCAAATACGCCTATGACGGGCAAAGTTTGGGGTTTTCCACCACCGGCACATTTACGGGTGGCGGCAACACGATTACGAGCGTTGGCTCAACGGGTGGGTTGGCAGTTGGGCAACAACTTTTCAGCACCGCTTTGCCGACTACGGCTCAATACTTCATTACTGACATTTCTGGCTCAACCGTAACCATTTCGGGCGATGCCACTAGTTCTGGCGCGGCCGACTTCTTTGTCTATTCCACTACCTTTACCGCCTCATATCCAATGACCGTGGATACGGGCAACGCCCAAGAGGTTGTGTATCCGATTTCACTACCTGCTGGTAGCAACGGGGCTTGGAGTATCAACCTTTCTGCACCCACGTCTTACCAGCACAACAACGGTGTTCCGTTTGTCTATTACCATTGGCCCGTTCCTATCAAGGCGGGCGATGTTACCTACCGACCCGACTTTGGCAAGTTCCTTATGTGGGATGGCTTCCAATGGCGAACAGCACGGGTGAACTCGGTTCGTGGCGTTTATTCCATTTTGGGTGCGGTTGGCGGTGGCGATAGAAGCGACATCACCCTCTTTGACCCCAAGACCAACCTAGAAAGCGCGCCAGACACCTTTGCAGGAACGCCTTCTACAAACTATTCCACCTACCACGGTGGCAACCGAGCCAACGACCCAAGCGGTAATGAGTGGACTGGCACAACCCTTTCTCGCACTCAACTTCACCTAAAGGTCAAGGTGCCGCAGGGCAAGTCGGTTGGCTTCCGCAGCCTTGCTTTGGAAAGCACTTACAAATCGGCCCCAACGGTTTCTAGCATCCACTTTACGCCCGGTGACAACCTAGAAATCGCACCAGACATCACTAACTCCGTGTTTTGGTATTACTCCGATATGGAAAACGAGCCTCAAACGGGTTGGGAAGTCAAGATTTTTGACGATTACACCTACAACCGTTCAGACTTCTCGCCCGACAACAATGCCATTACCCCGTTCTGGCACAAAAGCGGTGCAGATGACAGCGCCGAGGTGGAAATCACGGGTGCGCACGGTTGGGTCAATGGCGAACGCTATTGGGCGTATGTCCGTGTAGCCAAGCAGTTTCACCAGAAGCAATGGTGGGGAGACTGGAACTACCAAAAGTTTGTGGCAACGGTTGACCAGCCCTCGCAACCGATTATGTCCATCTACACCGATAACACCAACTCGGTCAACACGCTCGCCATCCAAAGCACCGACAACCTCTTAGGTGATAGCAACGGCACATTTGCCGAGGGTCCGGGTCAATGGCACATTACCGCCAACGACACCGCATCTAGTGGCATTGTTCCCCTTATTCAGGGCTTGCCTCTCGGTGCGACACTTTCCACCTCTGGTGCGATTAGTGCCTTGACGGTAGGCGCTACGGGTTATGTTGTTATTCGAGGTGCGTTGAGTGGCACCGGCACCGGAACCTTCAAGGTTGCTAGCAAGGCTTCGGGCGGTACAGATGCACTCGGTTTCCCGTCAAGCGGCAAGTTCTGGGTAACGATAGATAGTGAAAAAATCCTTGTTATCAACTCAATGGATGGCAACAACACAGGCGATACCTTCACCATTGTCCAGCGTGGCTACCTTGGAACTACTGCCGCCACACACGCCCTTGGTGCGACGGTTTATTTTGGGCTTCAGAACGACATCTTTGTGGGAACGGTTGCAAATCTCACTTTTCACAAGCACACAGTTGTCACAACCAAGACGACCACCCACGCTAAAGTTCGCAACTACAACGGGCAAGCGGCCTACACGGCACCAAAGAGCCGTCTTAGCCTAAATATTCTCACCCAAACGCAAGGTTCCGACAAAAAAGCCACAGACCGAGTGTTAGTTAGCGACCCAAGGGGCTTGATTTCCAGCAAAGATGTTGGCTCAACCGTTGTGTTGAGTTTCCGTCACTGGCACACTGCTGGCAAGACAAATGCACTCGCTGGTGGTGCCAACGGCAACAAGACGGTTGTTGCACAAGCCATCCCCGACAAAGTTCTCACGGGCAACGATGTCCGTGAGGTAGAAATGAAAATCAAGTCCATTCAAGACATTTGGGATAACAGTGCGCAGAAGGCTGGCAAAATCAACCTTGCCGCTGTAACTACGCAGGTTTCTGGCACAAATGTCGATGGAAAACGCATTAGCCAGTTGTCGGTCAACCCCCTTGTTCCGGCGAACACAAACTTCCTTATTGCCAACAATCCTGCTGGAAACGCCTGTGTTCAACACAACTTCATCCCCTCTGGCTCAACGGTTCAGATTTCATCCAACAGTATTCACGACCCCGTGGCGAACAAGGATTTACCACCAGCCTCTATGCAGTTGCACCTAACAAAAGACTGGCACCCAACCGACAGAACCATCCATTTCCGGCCAATACTCCAAGCCCCCGGTTTCAGCGTGGGCAATGGCTCTTGCCACATTATTCCAAGGGCTTCCATAATCAGTTGGGCGCCACCCGTGCAGTTCACCGGACGTAAGGTAATCCACTTCACAGGAAAATACACCGACAAGAAGGGTTTTGCTGCTCAAAAACTTCAACCCGGCGATGGCCTCTATGTCATCAAGGGTCAGTATTACCCCGCTATCAAGAACACCGCAACGGGCTACCACGATGAGACAAAGACTGTCTCCACCGTAAAGCACATCGACATCGACAGCACCCAAGAC